TATGCACTTCGACTACCCGCGGCTCTTTTCTGGCCACTGGTGGAACGAGATGTTCCTCGCCCTAAACAAGCTGTCTCGCCGTTACCAGAAGCTGCTAAAACAGCGCTGGCGCGACGAGCGCTCTGCGGAAGGCTTGTAGACAGTGCGTTTGTTCAGTTGTTAAACATCCTTGTTCGATTCACCGAGAGGCCTTTATGGCTTATTCACCAAGTAGCCCTGTTACTGGTGCTACAGTCTCTGGTTTGACATCCCCGACGTATACCCTGACGGCCATGGCTGCTCCAGCTCCTACCGGTACGGCTCATGCCGTTACCGCGCTGGGCGGAACGCAGACTGGCGTGGCGGCGCATAGTATCGCGTCGCCGTTCACGGTTACGTTTTGGCGGCCGGCGACTTACAAGTCGTTGTCGGTCGTAAACCCAGTTACCGGCATGTTGCAACGGATTCCGTACAACAAGTATCGGTTTACTGGTCAGAAAGGCGTCATCCCTCTGGCAGGTCAACCCTCGGTGCCAATCAAATGGCGCCTGGAAATTGACGTTCCAGCTGGCTCAGATACCGCGGATGCGAATAGCATCCGTGCCTTGGCTTCCTTCATTGGAGGCCTTCTCTGGGCAAATGGCTCTGGCTTAGCTGACACTTACATCTCTGGCATATGACAGAGATGAGTGGTTGGGGTCGCTCACTCACACGAGGAGTAATCAAACTATGGGCATCAGTCCTGATGTTCTTTATAGCTTGCTTTCTACTGACCTGTGTTCTCTGGTCCCGGGGCTTCCGAGCTCTCTTGCTGGATTCCGTAAGGAATTTAAGCTTCGAGTTGACTCTGAAGTCGACGTGCGGCGGAAAGCCGCTGAGTCTCTCATTGTCTCTTCCCTGAAAAAATGGGAGGAGACTGAGGATCCGGGCCTTGTTGAAGCCGACTGCTGGAAAAAGTTTTCTTCGGCAAATAGAGCTTCGTACTTCTGGAAGCTCAACAAAAATCCGAAGTTAGCAGTCGGGTACGCTGTATCCGAAGCGCGCCAAATTCTATACAAATGGTTTGGCGAATGCTTTGGTATGGCGGAGATCAGCAGAGCTGCCCAATTTGGACCTGGGCGTAGTTATGGTATGCGCGGTAAATTCACTTCGCTGTATTTCAAGCTTGGTGGAGACCGGCTTACCTGCTCTAGAGACTTCATACGATCCTGGTATGAGACCGACTGCGAGTCAAACCCCACCTGTGCTCTCGCTGAGGAAGCGAGACGCCAGCGGTTTGGGGCTGCAGAGGTCGTGTCCCGAGGCAAGCTTAGTTTTGTTCCTAAGTCTTGGAATGCCCGTCGATCAATCCTGGTCGAGCCTTCGCTCAACA